TTAAAGGATCAGCTAATTGTTTTGTATTTATATTCATGGAATAACTTTTATTCCTATGAATTAAATTTTACGAAGTTGGTTTTGTTAGTTTGTTTTAAGTGGTAGGTTTTTGAAACTTATGTATGTTTGCGTTCTTTTGTTTATTTTGTAGAGTTTGTATTGCTGGAACAAATGTTTGATTAGCAATCCACTCTTCAATCCATTTTCTTTTATAAAAGACTATATTACCTTGTTGTATCCACAGTGGACCTACCAGTTGACCAGTATCTTTTGTTTGTTCCCGCATATAAGCTAAACAACGAGGCTTTATGCCATATTCTGCATAGACTTGAGTTGGTTTTAGTAGGTCTTTTATATTAGGCACTTTTATCCTCATGAACGTCTGATTCATGCTCGGCTAAATCGTTCAAATGATCGTCTATCTGATTAATGCGATCTATCTCTTCCTGGCTTAAATCATCCCTAACAGCTCTAATACCGTCTTTTGTTTTAATTTCAAAATTTTTAATTCCTTTATCTGTTTTAATGCTTATATCTGGTCTAAGTCTTTTATTAATATTTTTTAAGACATCTGTATAATATAAATCTTTTATTCGTAAAAAAATTTGATCCGCTTTTTCTTCAGCTTTTCGATTTATTTCAAAATCTGACAATTGATGTTTATAGCTACCATCATTAATATCATCTTTTATTTTTTCTATCTCTTTATTAATTATAAAATTTCTTATATTAAATTTTTTAGACTCATTCTTGCTAAATAAATCAGTTGTTCTTGCTTCATAGTAAAATTTATTGTGATCTTTAATATAGTTTTCTTTTTCTTTAATCTCATTATGATTAACCAAAGCAACTATAGGAGCAACAAACTCTGGTTCAATATCATCAATAACGTAACGATTACCCTCAATTATACTTTTTAAATCGTCAAAGGTATTACAATATTCGTCTTGTTCGATACTCGCAACATCTAAAGCTTCAGGATCAGGATTAAGAATATCTACAGTTTTATTATTTTTATTTTTTTTATAGATACCAAAAAAATATCTAAATCTAACTTGATCATCCTTAAAGTTTTTCAGACGAACTCCAACCACAACTAATTGATTTTCAAATACAATAGGTTCGTTTGAATTGTAATAGAAGGCAACATGATTATGATAAAACGAATCCTCTGAATTGATCCTGATCGCTTTAACGTCAGGTCTATAAATTTCTCTTGGACAAAGTGTGTATTCTTCTTTTGAAGATCCAATAATTTCTCCTGGATAGACAGAGTAATTTTTGGAACCCGCCATTTCTTGTAAATCAGTAGAACCCCAGACTGGAATTTGTAATGGATTAAAGAGTAGTTCGCTAGGATCGCATCCTAATACATTTGAATATTTTATAGCTACTTCTCTTGAAATATGAAAAGTTCCAGCTAAATGCCTAAAAAGAGTTGCTTCATCAACACCAGCTCTTGCTGCTAATGTTGCACCAGGAAGCTTACTAGCAATAAGTTTTTGTGATAATAATTCCGCTGGAGTTTTAACATCGTATAACCCTGAATCATTTTTAGGTTTATAAACTCCCAAATTAATCATTGTTTTGTCTTTGGATGGTTTATTTAAAAGATTTAATAATGTTCTATTCCATTCGGTATTAAAATTTCTTTCATCACTAAGACCAATTTTTGAAGCTACTCTTGCGGCTCTCGTATAAACTTCTTTTGATGTACCTTTAATAATTCTTATATAATTGGCATCTATAAATCCTCTGTTGTAAGGTTGCTTATCTTTTACTGGATCGAAAAACGGAAATGTTACTTCAGCATTAATTCCATCCTTAACCATTTTCATTTCAATTTGAGGATACATATGCTTGTTAACCAATCTTCTTTTTGTATCTACTGTGGGGGGGGGTAACCATTTGTCAGACAATACCAACTTAGAAATGGGATTTATTTTTAAATATCTTTTTTTCTTTAGCTTAATCATACTATGATACATATTATTAACTCGCACTAAACGCAAGTGTTGTTTGTGTCTAATGCAAGTAATTTGACAATCTATTCTGGTCATATAAACAAGTATTTATGCGGTTTTCTAGCATTATCATAGGTAAACAATTAGTAAACACCCAAAAATCAGCAAAAATAAGGCTTTTTTAAGTTATGGCTAGAGAAATCTACTGTAAAGACGTTAAATTTAGCGAGTATTCGTTGTGGCACAGGCGGCAGCATTCAGGCGTAGCCATGTGTGATTTAGATGCTATTGAAATGTGCATTGCCTGTAACGCACCGCTAATACTTAAAGAAACGGTAAAATTTAAAGACCAGGAATTATTCAAAGGTCATTCAATGACGAGACAGTTGGCAATCAAAGCCAATCTTCCGGCATTTATTGTTTGGTACAAATTTATAGGTGAAATGCCAATGTATGTATTGGTAAAGAAAATCGCACCTGATTATAAAAATGGATATTCCTCAGCTCCAGTTAAATATCCTTTTGATCATTGGCTAAAATATTTAGAGACTAAGCAAGCAAAACATTTTGATCATTGTCCGAAGCAATCGCTCTTTATTGAAAAGATTTCCAAAGATCCAATTTTAAAAAATTCAAAAATTTATGCGCCAATTCTATCTCTCAGATCCTGAACTATTTAATATCAAAATAGATGCTTTTGATTTTAAGGTTTATGAATACTATTGCCGGAACTATGATTTAAAACGCCTCAGAGCCTTCGTAAGGATGGTTGACGCAGCAGATCGACTCGGAGTGAAGCTGGATCATATAAAGGAAAGCCTGGACCGTTTAAGCAGAATTAATATAGATTTCAAACCGCTCATCACACACAACAACTTCACTTATTTTGAAATGCCTCGTTATAAACATTTCCTGGAGAGTATCCAGTTTCGAAAGAATTATAGCTACAGAGGTTGGAAACAAGTTCAAAAGAATGTCAAGACAACTCTTAATGGAGTTTATGAATAAGCTAGGATTAAAATTAAAAGAAGAGATAGCAAATGAAATACAAATCATTCACTTGCTAGACGAAGCTGCGTTCACAGAAAGATTTATTTCAAAACCTAAACCGCCTCATGCTCCAAGTATGTACGATCTTATAACGACTTCATACTCTGAAGATGAAGTGGGATATTATAAGAAAGAATTAAAAATGCGTGCTACGCCTCGACAATTAACACGTTGGGATTTTAGCATAGATGTTTTATTAATGATTAAGCCAGACATTTCCAAAGATCCAATTTTTGATCGTAAGCTTGTGTGGCTGCGTGCCAACCGGTTTAAGTGGAGTAAGATTGCAAGATTTCTCGGTTCGCATCGAACAACACTGAAATTACGCTATGATAATCTCATACAGAAATTAGCAAAGAAAGTTAAAGATGAAATTAAATTTGACAAATTAAACAGAATTCTTTACTTAATTTGATATTCCTCACAAAGTTGTAATAAAAATATAAAATATAGTTGCTCATCTATCATTGAGCTGTATAATTGTTATAGAGCGAGAGACTCAAAACCGTACAAAAACGGTTTGCAAAGTTTGATTTCTTTTTCTCTTTTTTCTTTAACTTAAAACCGAATATGGCAGCAAGACACAAGTACAGACTGGCGTGCCAGACCATTAATAAGCAGAATAAACTTCCTTGCAAAGCTTCTGGCATTTATTGTAAATCCACCAAATCCGTTAGATGTCGGATTCATGGAGGAGCTTCTTTTGGTCAAAGAACTCTTGCTGGAAAAATCAAAGCTTTCAGGAACTTAAAACAATTTAAAAACAGTAATGACGAAGAAATTAGAACTCACATCACAGGTTTCCAAAGACATTCAGAAAATGCTGATGAACGGCAAGCCTTTGACTCAGATATGTAAGATGGAAGGATCTCCAAGTCTAAGTAAAGTTTATGACTGGATTTCCGAAGATAAAGAGTTTGCCAATCAAATCATGGTTTCCAGGAGGATTGGTTCTCAGACCTATCTGGACCGGATGATAGAAGAATTAGAACAGGCGGATAATAAGAACATCATGGTTGTTCGAGAGAAGCTCCATCATTTTAGGTGGTTGGCAAGTAAATTGCTTGGACAGATATATGGTGAAGAGAAGAGAGTAGCGGTTGATCAGAAGATAGAGATTACCTGGTCGAGTGATGAAGATAAGAGTTACGAGAATGATAACAGGATTATTGACGTTACAAAC